AAGAGTAATGGATTGCGTAAATAAATTATATGATTCATGGGAAAGTATGGGATCTGATATGTCTGGATATTCTAAACAAGAAATGATGTTTGCTGCTATGCATCATGATTTAGGTAAATGTGGGTTTCCGGGAAAAGGAAGAGAAGTATACCAAGTTGAAACATCAGATTGGCATAGAAAAAATATGGGAAGAATGTATAAGCATAATGAAAATATTCCTTTCACAATGGTGCCTGATTTATCAATATATTTACTTCAAAAATATCAAGTTCAAATGTCTTGGAATGAGTTTCAAGCTATTAGAATACATGATGGTATATATGATGATGCTAATAAACCATATTTTATTGCAAGATCAGCACAAGCTAAATTAAAAACTAATTTACCTTTATTATTACATCATGCAGATCATATGGCATCTCAGATAGAATATGAAAAATGGAGATCTCATAAAAATAATTCTCCAAATCCAGTTAGTGCAAAAACAAAAGCAACTAAAAAAACAGCGATTAAAAATTTAGCAGAACAAAATCCAGATATTGACAAATCAATATCAGATATATTTAAAACGTTTGGAGACTCATGATATTAGAAATAATACTATTAATATTATTATCTGCAGGTTTTGTTTATTTTGGATGGAGATCATTAACATTAGCTAATGTTACCGCAGATCAAGAAGACTATATTAAAGAATTAGAAGATATGTCACAATACATGTATGATCAAATTAATAATGTATACACTGCAATGAAAAAAATAGATAGTAGAGGAGCATTTGAAAAAGATGATGAAACAGGAACTGTGTTTAATCAATTAAATCAAGTAATAACAAATTTACAAGAGGAGTTTAATGCCGAGGAAGAAGAAAAAAAGTAATAGATATTGGACAAAGGTAACTGAATTTGCTGTTTCATCGTATAATAGAACAGAAGGTCAACAAGTTAGAAAAGAAAAAATTTATAGAAGATTTATATTTCCTGCTTTTATGAAATTGTCTGAAAATTTGATAAATAAAATGAAGTGTGAATATATTGACTCGTCATTTCGTGATTTGCAAACAGATTTGGTTACATATCTAACAATGAGATTAGATAAATTTAATCCTAATCATGGAAAAGCATATTCATATTATACAAGAACAGCTTTTAATTATCTAATTGCAGAAAATCAAAAAGGATATTCAAAATTAAAAAAGACAACTGAACCTATTAATGTTGATGAACAACGAAATATTCAAACAGAAATGCATAATGATGAAATGAAAGAAACATTAAAAATTTACATGGATTCTTATATTAAATATTGTTATGATAATATAAATTTTATTTTTACAAATGAATCAGATATTCATGTTGCTGATTCAATACTTCACATATTTGAAAATCGAGAAAATATAGAACAATATAATAAAAAAGCATTATATGTTTTTATTCGTGAGCGTACGGGGCTACAAACAAATAATATAACTAGAGTTATTAAAGTATTAAAACAAATATATTCAGAAAAGTTCTTAGAATACGAACAAAATGAATTCGTGAATTTACCCTTTTGATATTTATAATTAAAAGGACTACTTATGGACATAAAAGAAGAATTATTTAAAGGAACTAGTTTTTCTGACTTGATGTCTGATGTTTATCATAATTCTAAAAAGAAAGATAGACAAATAAATCAACTTATTTCACAATTACAACCACTTATACGAACTGCATCAGATGCTACGATAATAGTTCCATTAATTAAAGAATATTTAGATGTAGCTGTTAAAAATGATGATCATTTAGTTAAATTAACTGCAATTACTCAACGGTATATTTCAACTACCCAAACTATATCTGGTGAATCTTCTTTATTAAGTGATGATGAAAAAAGACAATTATTAGATATGGCTTCAAAAGATTTCGAAGAAGAATTAACTGAAGAAATTGATAAAATTGATCAAGAAGAAAAAGAGCTTCAAGAAAAAATATCAAATGTAAAAGCATCATTGGAGAATAAAAATGCCGACGTCTAATACAGTTATATTTAAACTTGCAGAAGTAGTTAATACATATGAAGATACATATAAGTACTCTACAGAACAAAATGATAATTTATTTAAAATTGATGTTCAAACATATGGTGAATTAGAATCAAGAATTTTATCTGCTAGACCAGCAAATACAAATATTAAACAAATACCATTAAATGGCGAACACGTTATTATATTTAGTGGATTACAACAAGAATCTAATGACTCTAAGAAAAGAAACCAATGGTATTATTTACCAGCATATACTATACAATCTGCAATAAATAATAATGCATTACCAGGCGTTTCTAGATTACGTGGAGATCAAGAAGATCCAGATGAAGTTTATAATCAACCATTAGGAAAATCATTTGAAGAAAAACAAATTTCTCCATTACAACCATATGAAGGAGATTTATTAATAGAAGGAAGATTTAGTAATAGTATTAGACTAGGAAGTACAGTAAAGGAAACTAATTATACAATTGCACCGTCATGGTCAGGAAATGAAAATGGTGATCCTATAATTATTATATCAAATGGTCATAATGATAAACCAAACAAAGAATTTACAGTTGAATCATTTGATAACGATCATGCATCGATATATTTAACATCTACTCAAAAATTAGATTCAATTTCATTATCAACAGGATTAACAAAATCTAGATCATTAAATGATTTTAATACATCTCAATTAATTGGTGATGCAAATAGAATTATATTACGAGCTAAATCTGATTCTATTATATTAGATACGCCAAATCGAATAACATTAAATACACCAGATTTAAGAATAGGATCAGAATCAGCAAAACATCCATTAGTAAAAGGAGATGAATTAAAAAATATTTTAGCTGAGTTAATAAATGTAATAGTTGCTGGCGTGGTATATACACCAGCTGGTATAGTTTCTACTCCAATTCAATTAGATAAACTTTTTACATTACGTGAAAAATTAGGAAATATTAATAGTAGTAATCATTATTTAGATAAATAACATGTTAACACCACCAATAAATAAAATACCAATAATTCCAGATCAATTAACGTCTATAATAGACAATCAAATTTCTAAACTATTAGATAATATTACATTTAATGTAACTATTGCAATTCAAGAAGCTGTAGCGTTACCTGATGATATAAAATGTGATGATCCTAGAATAGAAGCATTACGTAAAAGAATTGAACAAGTAAATAAATTAATAACAAAACTACAAGACATCATACCAGTTGTTGATAAAATAACATCAGGACTTCAAACTATTATTGGAATTGCAAATACAATTAAAGCTGCTCAATTATTAAATCCAATAACTGCTCCTATGGTAATTATTCCAGAATTAATATTAGCTCAAAATTTAACTATTGCAAATGCTGGCACAGCAGTTGAAAAATTAATTAAAGGGCTGGCTCCAAAAATAAATGCAAACTTAAATGAACTTATTTCTAGTTTAGTTCCTGTTGTAAACATAATAGGACAAGCTTGTAATCAAAATGCAAATGATATAAATATAGCTGGTACTGCAGGTCTTCAAAATGCTCTTAATAATTTAGATTATAGTGATTCTATACCTGGATATCCTGGTGGTTCATGGATATTAATATCTGGATCTGGAGAATTGGGATCACCGGCCGGGTTACCTCCTACTCCAAAATCTCCATTTAATGACGGAAAAGGAACATGGTTATGGTCAGGAGAAGGATATAATAATGTAAATGGTGTTGGGTGGGGATCTACTGGAAGTCGTGAAGATGATTATACAATAGGTACTGAATTTTATACACAACGAAATGTATCGGTATCTGATATGAAACAACATTTAGAAACTATTAATAATCTTGTAGAATCACAACAAAGTTTACTAACATCGTTACAAGAAGCACCTGCTCAATCATATGAAGGTATAGTACCTCCAAATGAAGATCTAGGCAAAGTAGGAGATTATTATGTTGATACTAACGGAAAACATATATATGGACCTAAAACAAATAAAGGATGGGGAACGCCCGTAAATTACTAACGTTAATATTTATAAAAAAAGAAGAACAAATGGAACAATCAAAATTTATTAAAGTTTTACGAAAAGTTATAAAAGAAGAAATAAGAACTGTTATTAAACAAGAATTAACAGAAATATTACAAGAAGGACTAAAGTCTACAATTAATGATATGTCTACACAAAAATCAATTACAAGTATTACTGAAAGTCCTATAAAATCTTCTAAATCAAAAACTGCATTTAAAGAAAATAAATTTGCAGATATATTAAATGAAACAGAACGATTAACAGAAAATAAATCAGCTGCTGATTATAAAAATTTAATGACAGAAGATATAGTCATGACTTCAGCAAATGCTCAAAATTTTGGAATGCAAAGAAATACACAACAAGTTTCTGTAATGGCTGATCCGGAAACAGGAAAAACACTAAGTGTTGATCCTACTATACAGAAAGTAATGACCCGAGACTATTCTGCATTAATGAAAGCAATTGATAATAAAAAGAAAAGGTAGTATAAATGGCATATCGTATTGTAGCAGCAAATGATATAACTCAAAATCCAGATATCGCAATAGGAGTTAAATTTCCTTTTAACGGTAAAGGTATTTTTAGTAAAAGCTTTACAACAAACGAACAAGCCTCAACTAATATAAAAAGTTTATTATTAACAAGAAAAGGGGAACGATTTGAACAACCAAATTTTGGCACAGATTTATTAAATGTATTATTTGAACCAATAACAAGTGAATTAAAAAGCTTTATCGAAGATACAATTACTTCTGCAGTTTCTTTTTGGTTACCATATATTGATATATCTAAATTAGATATAGTTACATTCGAAGATGATAATACTCTCGCTCATGAAATAAAAATATCAATTGGATTTACAGTTACTGGAACTGGATCTGAACAAACTATAATAATTTTTGCAGATCAAAATGGCATTGTAAGAATTGAATAAGGATTATATGGAAGTAACAAAAGATATATCATATTTAGGAAAAGATTTTGGTCAATTTAGAAAAAATCTAATAGATTTTACAAAACAATATTTTCCAAACGATTACACTGATTTTAATGAATCTTCACCAGGAATGTTGTTTATGGAAATGGCTGCATATGTTGGCGATGTATTAAGTTATTATGCTGATAATAATTTAAAAGAATCATTGTTAGAACAAGCTTCGGAAAGAAAAAATATATATGATTTAGCTAAAGCTTTAGGATATAATGCAAAAAATGTTATTCCTTCATATGTAACATTAGACGTATTTCAATTAGTACCTGCAATTGGATCTGGAGTTAATAATAGACCAGATTATACATTTGCATTATCAATTAAATCTGGTTTACGAGCTAAACAAAATAATGGATCTGTTGAATTTAGAACATTAACAGAAGTAGATTTTGAAACTTCTTCGTCAATAAATCCAACCGAAGTAACAGTATATGAAAGTGATTCATCTACAAATGAACCTACGTATTACTTGTTAAAAAAACAAGTTCCTGCAGTGTCTGGTACAGTTAAAACTGCAACATTTAATTTTACATCTCCTAAACAATATGATAAAGTTGTTATAACAGATACTAATATTATTAATATTATTAGCATTACTGAATCAGATGGTGATGTATGGACGGAAGTTCCTTATTTAGGACAAGACACAGTTTTTGAAGAAGTTCCAAATTTAATACAAAATGATCCTGATTTTGCTCAATATAGAGATTCAGCTCCATATCTTTTAAAATTAAAGAAAACTGCAAAAAGATTTATTACAAGATTGCGTAGTGATAATACATTAGAAATACAATTTGGCGCTGGTATTAGTGATAATAATGATGAAGAAATTATTCCAAATCCTAAAAATGTAGGAAATGGATTACAAGGAATGGGACATGGAGTTAATGTTGATATAGATCCTTCAAACTTTTTATATACTAGAACATATGGACAAGCTCCTGCAAATACAACATTAACAATTACTTATACAACAGGTAAGGGAGTTAGTGATAATATTACATCTGATGTAGTAACGGATATTGAATTTGTAGAATATCATGATGACCCAAATTCAACTGCTAGTGCTGGTATGATTAGATTTGCAAAAAGTAGTTTAGCAGTAAATAATCCTAATCCTGCTTCTGGAGGAAAAAGTGCTGATACAGTACAAGACATAAAAAATAATGCAATGTCTAATTTTGCAACTCAGAATAGATTAGTAACAAAAGATGATTATATTATTAGATGTTATGCAATGCCATCAAAATTTGGTAGTGTATCAAAAGCATATATTGTTCCAGACGATCAATTATCTCAAAATAAATTTATTTCAAGTAGAGTTGCAAATCCATTAGCATTAAATTTACATGTATTAGGATTTAATGGATCGAAACAATTAACACAACTTAATGATGCAATAAAATCTAATTTACAAAATTATTTGTCATATTATAGAATATTAACAGATGCTGTAAATATACAAGATGCATTAATAGTTAATATAGCATTAGATTTTGAAATTATTATAAGAAATAATTACAATTCAAATGAAGTATTATTAAATTGTGTAGATGCAATGAAAAAATATTTTGATATTGATAGATGGCAAATAAATCAACCAATTGTTAAAACAGAAGTAATGAATGAAATAGGAAATGTTCCTGGTGTTCAAAATGTAGTAGGAGTAACATTTAAAAATCAATTTGATACTACCCAAGGATATTCTGGTAATGTATATGATATAACATCTGCTACTAAACAAGGAGTAATATATCCTCCACTTGATCCTGCTATTTTTGAGATAAAATATTTAAATCGTGATATAAAAGGAAAAGTAGTAAATTTTTAAGGTAATATATGTTTAAAATTATTTATCCATCCGCTGACGCAACATTATATGAATCATTGCCTACATATAATACTGGCATCGACGAAATACTAGAAGTTGGAAAACGTTTATCAACGTCTGGTGAAAATTATTTAGATTCTCGATTTATAGTTCAATTTGATATGAACGAAATAACTACGGCATTACAAAAATATTCTGTAAATTTAGATTCATGTAAATTTATGTTGCAATTATATACTACTAATGCAAAAAATTTACCAGCATCATATACAATTGATGCAAATTTAGTAGCAAATGAATGGAATAATGGCACAGGATTTGAAAATAGTAATCCTGCAGTTACAGACGGCGTTTGTTGGAATACTCCAAAATCTGGATCTGGATGGATATCTGGATCTCAAAATTATAATATACCAGGAACTTCTTTATATGTATCTGGATCAGGTAAAGGTGGAAGTTGGTTGTATCAAGTAAGCGAAGGACTATATAGTTCTAGTTTTTATTCCCAATCATTTTTTACACAACCTGGTTTCGGAGATGGTATTTCAGAATCATTTAGTACACGTCCTACTGATATTAATATGGATGTTACTGGTGCAGTTAAAACATGGATAAGTGGTAGCGGAGGAGTTACTATACCTAATTATGGATTCCTTTTAAAATTTTCTGAATCTGATGAAGCTGATGTTACTAAAACGGGTTTTATAAGATTCTTTAGTAGAGAAACTCATACTATATATGTTCCTAGAATATTAATGTTATTTGATAAATCAACATTTGATAATGGAACGTTAGATGCATTTGATATTGATTCATATAAAATATATACTAGTTTACAAAAAGAATATAAAGACACTAGTGTTAATAAAATTAGAATTTATGCTCGTGATAAATATCCACAAAAATCGCCAACAAATGTATTTCCACAACAAACAGTAAAATATTTACCAGCTGATACATTATATTCTATTATAGACGCAGCA